TGTGTCTTCTCTAATTTTTCAGTTGATTTATATAAATCTTCTATCAACATAAATTGTTCCTGGTCCGTGGGCTTTTGTTCGCTTTTCTTTAACAGATCAGCCTGAAACAATTCTCTTGATGTCTCTAAACTTGTAAGTCTTGATGTAACTTCTGTGTATGCAAACACACCCATAGCAACAACTACAACTATACCAATCATATTTTTCATTGGCATACTTACTGATGTGTTATCTGATATTTTCATTGTGGCATAGCCTGTTCCATTATTACAACATCCGGATTTTCTTTTAGATATTGTATCTTTAAATTATCCCAATGGTTTCCGTCTGGTTTTTTATGTGCAACTATTCCTGCAACTCCTAATGCATTACACATATTAAATAACTCTGCAAATTCTACAGGTGGAGGACTAACTTTTGGTATTCTTTTACACTCTTTTATGAGTTCAAGTTGGGTTTTTAATTTATCTTTCTTTTTTTGTTCAACAATATAATCATCACTACACACAGCACCTAAAGGCATACGAAATCTAAAACCTACTCTTTGATCTTGATATTCATTATTTGTGCCTGATTTATAATCACGTTGATTCATTTCTGCGTAAGGTTCAAATGTACCTCTTTCGCAAGAGTTTTGATTTTGTAGGTATTCGTTTCTAGCTTCTGCGTAAGTTGTTACGCAAAGAAAGAATGCAATCCATAATAAATTATCTCGACAAGTCTTTAAGGTCATATTCATGGTCCCGTACAGTTTCTGAAAGTTGGCGATATAAGTTTTCAGCCATCGTCCATGTTGCTTCTGCTGCTGCAAGTCTTGTTTTAAGATCATAGATGTCAGCTACAGATGCTGTATTTTTTTCTTCTAGTTTAAGAATAGTTTCCGAGTTAGCTGTAATAGTATCTGTTAAATTTAACACATACTTAATAGATGTAAAAGTTCCAGCGAATATTGCGGCTATCACAGGTACGATTACTATATTTTTTTTAAGCCATGCAAAATTACTTGGAGCTGCTACCTCATTATTTAATACTAATGGTTTTTGTTTTCTCATTTTTATTTATCTAAACCACTCCTTAACCAATCCCAATATTTTTTAAAAGGTTTACAAATAGTTTTCCATATTTTTTTAATCATTTTTTTTCTCCTCAATTTCGTAAAAGAAATTATCAGTGTCTTCTGTTTTCCATTGACCTGTATCTTCTACATTCCATTCACTTGTTTGTACCTTCCAATCAGGAATATTATCCTTGACTGTAAACGAAGGTAGGTCCCATATACATCTATTGTTTGGCTGAGCCGCATAGTTGCCATCATCTAAAGCAATTATGTGTGCGCACTTATGTTCGTGCGGAATTTCCGAATGATCGGTATCTAATATATTAGCATCTGGGTGAGCCCAGTCAATAGTAAATAAATATTTACCATGGTGCCATTTTTTGTCTTTACCTATGTATTTGCCTGAGGCGGCGCCTAGAATATCCCAATGATTAACAGCAGGATGATAAGAAAAAGAATTCCAGAGCTGAAGTTCATCAAGTCTTTTAATGGGAACAGACTCCGGTTTAAAACCACGTTGAATAAAAGCCGAAATAGGCAACCTATAGAAAATTGCGCCATTTTCCATGATAGCGTGAAAAAGTATACCACGTCCAGTAATACTTGATATACCAAATACAATACAGTCTTCAACTTCTCCATGATGTTTTTTACAGTCATATAGATACTCTCTTTTTATTTGTGCGTATGTAGCAGGTATGTTTGCATTTAGATAGGCCATAGTTTAATCTCATTTTATATTACCCCAATTGGTTCCTACTTCATAGTCTACTTTGTTAGGTACTTCAAGTGATACAGTAGATTCCATTATCTCTTTTATTTTTTTAGCATGTGCTTCATCACGTACAGATATATCTAATTCATCATGTACCTGTATGTGCGGCAGAATACCTTCATTATGTAAATCTATCATAGCTTTTTTTGTCATATCTGCTGCTGACCCTTGTATTAATTTGTTTAAAGCTTTGTAAGTGTATGCTCTCCTGATCCCTGGTCCGTGTTCCCTGAGTGCATCATCATGAGGCAAGGCTTTATTGATACCAAATTGATTAGGCTCCCACAAAGGAAACCTGCAAGAACGACCAAGAAGAGTTCTAATCTTACCAGAGTCTTGTGCCCTACTCATTACAGCATCCATAAGTTGTTTAACAAATGGTACACGTTGATGGTATTGTTTAAATAGTTCATCTGATTTTAATTTGTTTATACCTAGTTCAGCTTGTAATTTTGTTTTACCCATACCATAAAATAAACCAAGATTAATTGTCTTAGCTTGTGTTCTAGGTATACCCGCCATATCAGCTACGATTGTATGAAAGTCTGCATCACCTTCGTTGTATGCATCTAATACATCGTTAACACCATATAAATTTTGTAACGCTGCATAGTGTACAACTAAACGTGGCTCTTGTTGTGAGTAATCAAAACAACCCCATTTGTGTTTTTCTTCAGGAATAAACAATGATCTGATCCGTGGTCCAAGATCTTTGTTCCTTGCAGGAATCTGTTGTAAGTTTGGATTATTGTATGAGAATCTACCAGTGATAGTCCCACCGCCATCACCACGCAATTGGTTAATCTCTGCATGGATACGGCCCTTGTGAGCATACTTTATGATGGTATCTATAAACGTTGTGTGTGCTTTGTTTATCTCTCTAGCTTTAGCTATTAATTTTACTGTTGGATGTGGATGATTAGATAAAAATCCTTTTGTAAATGATGGTGCTTTTGATTTTTCTGTCCTGTCATATTCTAAATTTAACTTATCAAACATTTTTGCAATGGATCTAGCGGCCCATATTTGTACATCAACACCAGTGGTTGTTAACACTTCATGTAGTAATTTTTTTTCTTGTTCTAGTAATGTTTTCTTTTCATTCGCTGCTTGTTCTTGATTTACACGTACACCGAGAAACCTCATATCTACTAACACAGGAAATAAATTTGTTTCTAATTCAAAGATAGCTTTTAAATCTTGCAGTTCTATTTCTTTTTTCATTTCTTGCCATAACTCTAAAGTTATCTCTGCATCTTTTTCTGCATATTTACCAACATACATTGCAGGTAGTTTAAACATTTCTCCTTTTGCGTCTACACCCCATTCTTTTGCTGCTGCATACAATGCTGCTTCGTCCTTACCTTTACCAATGTATCTTCTTGCACAATTATTTAAATCATATCGCATTTGATTTTCATCTACGATAGCCGCACAAATCATTGTATCTACCATCTGTCCTTTGATAGTAAGTCCCATAGATCTAATCCAACACACGTCATACATTGAGTTGTGAAATATTTTTGTAGCTTCTGTGTGAAGCACACCTTGAAACCATTTAAGAACCATCTTCTTATCCATATTACCACCACCTTCGTGTGCAATTGGATAGTAACCAGACCAGTTGTGTACTGCTACAGCTATACCAACTACTTCTCCAACACCTATTATAGCTCCGGAACCCATTGACTTACCTATGTTTGGATCTTTGGTTTCTAAATCTATTGCTATCTCATTGTAGTCAGATAAATCTGGAAAATTATCTGGTGGTAGCCATTCTGTTTGTGCTTTGAATAATGGTATTTGCATTAAGAATAATCTCTTTCTTTTATCATTTCTAAATAATGTATTGCCTTATCGATGTCTTGTTCTTTCCCTTTCGCTGCATGTCTGCATATATATTTTATAGCCGATCCTTCTGCAAAAGGCAACCTGTTCTTGTTTATAAACTCACTTGGCTGCATGACCATATCTTTATAATGATTGCCACCAACTTGTTTTTTGTATGCTGTCATATTTTAAAACTTTTATAAATATCCTTTGGCTTGACTACATGCAGATGTTCTTTTGTTCTTGTTGCTCCAACATAAAACAATCTGTTTTCATCATCAGGATTTTTTTCATAACCTTTCTGTGTGTTTAAACTTAAATCAGATAACAAAACTACATTATCAGCCTCTCCACCTTTTACTCCATGTATTGTAGAAAGTAAAATTCGTGGTTCTTCATTTAACTTTTCTCCATTTTTTCTCATCTTTCTAATATAGTTTACATTTTTTTGTGGTGCTTCATCAAATGCATCAAACCAAACATTGTCTGTCTTTAATCCAAAATGTAATTTTAATTCAGATAAATTATAGTAGTTGTCTTTGTTTAATTCTTTTATTCTAAATTTATTAAAATTATCTACACTTATGTAAGACGCAATTCTTTGTACACAATCACCACTAATATTTTTTCCAGTTCTTAATTTTTCCCAATCTGTAATAGCTTCATGTAAATCTTGTTCATAACCTTTTTTAAATTTATTTTTGTAGTACAAACCTTTTTTATACAATGTATCTTCCAGATCATTTAACATGTATTTAGTTCTAGCTAACACTAACCATTTGCCAGAAGAAAAATCTATATTCTTAAATTCATTGTGATAGGATAACTTTCCCTCTACGGTCCTTGGCTGCCATTCTTTTTTTAATCTATTAGATACTCTACCTATAATATTCATAGCCACATCATGCACAACTTTAGGTATTCTATATGATTGTGTTAAATTTAATAATTTTCCTTTTTGTGTAATAAATCTATTTACATCTGCACCAGCCCATCTAAAAATAGCTTGATCATCATCGCCAGCTATAAAAGAATCATCTGTTTTATTCCAAATAGTTTTTGCCATATCCCATTGCATAGAAGATAAATCCTGCGCTTCATCTATAAATACAACATCAAAACTAGGTGATTTATCAGATTTGGTAAATTGAAATATCATGTCTGTAAAATCTATAAGGCTATAATCTTTCTTGTATCTAATTAATTCATTTGATAAAATGCGTAAATTTTTTACAGATATATCTTGTGTGTGTTCTTTTAAATTAAACTGTTGTTCTGGTGTAATTCCTCTTAATCTTGCTAAGTGTATGATACGTAAATAATCACTTTTTGTAGTAAATAGACCAGTAAATTCTTCATCATAATCATTATAATCTACAAATATTTTTATTTTTTTACCTAAATCTTCATAATGCCTTCCCTGCATTACATTTTCTTTTCTTAAACCTAAAACTCTAAATGCTAATGAATGCAGTGTTCTAAAATAGGGTAGGTCATCTTCTGATAAATTAAATCTTTCCATGGCTCTCTCTCTTGCTTCGTTAGCAGCTTTCTGTGTAAATGCAAAATAACCTATTCTGTTAGGGTTTGTTTTTTTAAGATAGTCTTCTAATAAATTTAAAAGAGTTGTAGTTTTACCTGTTCCAGGTGGACCTAACACAATTGTTTTCATTAATTCATCTCCCAATAAGTTATCTTTTTATATATGGGTTTTCTAGTACCTCGAATATATTCTTCGTGAGGCACAGATAAATTAAATTTTTTAGTTATGTCATAACTAGGTTTATTTAAACAAAATCTTTCTAAGTATTCTTTTAAAAAGATAGGAATTTTTTTAGAATTACCTTTAGAAAAATTACCGTCTTGATTTACATCAGTTGAATTAAAAAAACTAATCTTATTATTAGATTTTTTCTCAAAAATAAAATGTGTATAATCGTTTTCAAATTTACCTATATATCTATAATTGTGAAAAGAGTTATGATTAATTTTTGCAAAATGTTTAAACAAAATTTCAAACCTTTCATTAGTTAAGTTTTTATTAAAATTTTCTCCTTTATATTTTTTTACAATAAGTTCAGCTTGTATTTTACCTGTCTCTAAAGAATGAAACCTTTGGACTGGAACAAAAATTATATTAATATTTGAATTAATATAGCATTGATACTTATTAAAACTTGGTCTTGAAGAACAAATACATTCTATAACTGTTTCAAGCTTACCATTAGAATCTAAAACGGCTATGTCTGGAATTATTTTTACTCCATTTAATATAGTTTTATATTCCATATGAGCATTACATTTTTTTAATGTTATTCCACCATGAAAATGTGAAAGTTCAGTAGTAAATTCCACACCATTTTCGTTTTTTATTTTATACCATATCCATTTTTTATTAATTTGATGAGTAGGTCCTTCCTCTTTTAAATTAAAATCAATTAACATTTTCATAAAAAATATCCTGTGACTATAAAAGAAGTTACACATATTATGCTAATGAGCATCATGTCGTCAAAATGTTTCAAAACGCATCCTTTGGTTTAAATTCTTTTGGCACATATGTATCTGATTGTTTTTCAAATTCATCTACTACCATTACATTTCTTCTTTTCTTACCAATACTAATTCTTGTTTCTTTGCACTTACAATACTCAGCCATCATCTGTAATGTTTCTGCATACTTTTCCGGCCATTTTCTACGTGCTAAATATTGAT